TGTTAGCATACATCTGGTCTGCTTCTAACATTTTCTTTTTATAAATTGTTCTATCGTTATATTCTTTTTGTATAATTCTTGGCAACATACCTTGTACGTCTCGTTTATACATTGTGCCATTGGCAGCAATACAGTTGCCATCACTTGTATTTACTTTTTTATCTAACAAGTCATCAATCAATATATCTTTTTGTTTTGGTAGTATAGTTTCAGGACTAATATTGTATTGCATAATCAAATGAGGATATAGTGAGTTTAAATCAAACGATACAACCCAATCATGGAAACCTACTTTAGGATCTTTTACATATGCACCTACAAGTTCTTTTGCTTGTACACTACCAATCTTTCTCATTGGTACAATAATATCATCTTTCAATAGTTCATTGAATATAATTGTATCCCACATTCTTACTTGACTAAAGACATCTTCAAAGTTTGCCTTCGCATTGTAAGACATAGTGATTGCTAATTCAATAAGTTGTAATCTATCTTCTAGTTTATCAACAAGTTCTACGTCAACAATATTATAATCTATAAAAGATTGTATATCATTTTGATACCATTCTTTAAATGTATCATATGGGTTTTTATCTTTTTGTTCACCAAGTTCTACAAATGCAATATGGTCAAGTGTATAACGTTCTTGGTTCTTAATTGTAAATTTAGCATAGAGTTGTAGATAGTCAAGTTGTGCAATACCTAGTAATCTAAAAAATGTAACTTGTCTACCATTGTGATATGCTTGGTCTTCATCTACAATATTCCAAGGCGAAAATCTTTTAATTACATTCTCACCTAATATCTTTTTAGTTCTATTGATAAGATAAGGTACGTCAAAGTATTTACTATTCCAACCTGTTAGTATATCAGGTGTATATTGTTTCCAGAAAGCAAGAAACTGTTTTAATAAATCTTTTTCACTTTCACATTTAATATAGTTGACATTCTTTTGTTTTACTTTGTAATCTGCTAAACCCCAGACCAATATAGATTTTCTTATTTGGTCTTTGATTGTAATACAAATCATTTTTTCTTCAGCGTCATCTACATTAGGAAAACCTTTTTCACTTTCAACTTCTATATCTATTGTGTATATTCTTAATTTGTTTTTATCGTATTCTACTGTGCCTTGATAGTAGTCAGCAATGTATTGATATTGCCATCTGTCTGTACCATAAACAAAGTTAGGATGCTCTTCATATCTTTTGATGAGCATTCTCGCTTCTTTTACAGTTTTACATTTACGAGCAACTAGTGGCGTGCCATCTAAAGCACGATACTTAGTTTTGCCTGGCGATTTGTATGGATGATAAATTGACGGAACGTAATGTAGTCTATCTTCAAATCTTTCGCCGTTTTGAAAACCACGGACAAGTAATTCGTCACCATAAGGTGAAACATTAGTATAAAAATCTCGCATAGACAATAATATATTATATCACTTTTGACTTAAAAAGTCAAGCTTATTTTTGAAAATATTTTTGTAACATTTCTAGTTGGTCATCATATTCAGCAATGTGTTTCAATTCTTTCTCAATTGTTTCCACATGGTCACTATGTTCAGCAACACCTGTGGCATTCTGTATATGTACCTCAACGTTAGCAACATGCTTGTCTATATGACCTTTAGCATGTGATATCAACGCCTTAATTATTTGTTCTCTCATTATCTTTTCCTTCTTGTTCTGGTTTCTTACCAATGTTATACTTAGGTTCCAATATCCAGTCTTTCTTATCTTTGTAAGGTAAAACTTTAATTTGAGATAATGGTGCCTTAGTCTCTATAGTACCAACCAATTCAATTAAACCCCAATCACTTAATAATTGAGATATCGTATTACGTCTTTCAATATCGTTAGATGTAATGTTACTTTTTTTGCCATCTAAAGCAAATAATTCTTTGAAGTGTACAATAAAATATCTGCCTTGTTTATGTAATATATGACAAGACTGGAATATTTTACGTTCTTTTCTACTTGCAACACCTATTCGTGTAAGTGTTTCTCTAATCTTTAGGAAATCATCTGGTTCTTTGAGTTTGACCTCAAGCATGCTCTCTGGTTTCCATTCTACAATATCACTCATTTTTTCCCACCTTTATGTAGTTTATCTTTAATATAGTCAACCTGTTGTTTAGTGAGTAAGTCAAGTGCTATTTGTGCCTTTTTATTGTTGTATTTGTAATACTGCTTAACCAGCTCTAGGTTTGCCAATTTGCTAGCCTTTAACCACTTACTAAACCTCTTTCGAGGTCTAATAGTATTTAGTAAAAACGTAAATTGCATATGCTTTGAGGCATGGTGTAGTCTATTCATTTCATTTGCAAACATAACTGTATCTGCAAAATAAGATAGACCTTTGTTAATGATAAAAGAAGGATATTTTTTCTCCCATGTTTTATCATCTGTATCCATTAACTTCTTTTTAGACCAGTTAATAGATGTTAAGTAATCTGTTAATTTGTATTCGTTCATATAAATCTAGGTCCTGTAATAAAGTGTGTTAATGATATTCTTTCGCCATTAGCAATAGGTGTAACTCTATGATGTAAACCTGATTTAAACATAATCATATCACCAGGTTTAAAATCAATACTATGTACATGATTATTCCATAATTCAAACTTACCACCCTCATAGAAAGTAGGAGTTAAGTTCATAATTAAAGTTAGTTTAATATCATATGTTAAATCTCTGGCAGCATCTGTATGCCAATCATAGTTCATACCTAACTTGTAAGTATTGAGTAATAAAACATCTAAGTTACTTTTAGGATATACATTGTAACCAAACTTCTCTTGGTTGACTTTGTATGCTGTGTCAAAGAAACGATTAAGTTCAGGCATTCTACCTGCTGATATTGTATAGACATCAGCATTCTTCATATTGCCTTTTTCATTATGACCTTGTAGTTCTTTTTTTTCTTCACCTATTTTATCATTCATAAAAGAGTGAATAAAGTTTTTTCTTTCTTGTACTGATACTACATCTGTCCAATGCCAATAATCATATACCATAGTAACACACCTCTTTAGGTTCAAAGTAATATATATGTTCTAATATTGCCTTAATAGTAGGACGTATTTCATCATCTTTTATATTGTATAGTTCTCTTTGATTTTGTGTAAGTTCAACATGTTTATCAACCAAAAATTTTTCTACTACCTTTTCTAGTTCTTTGATTTGATTATTTGTTTCACAAACTATTTCTGCATAGATACGAAAATCACAACCAGGTTGATTACGACTACGTTGTAAAGCAGTAGCAAACTTGGCACGACCAATCTTCAACAACCCTCTGGATTCTATACCAGTCTCGTGGTCAATAAGATGAGTTCTTGCAAAGTAAACTACAAAACGTTCTTGTCCTGGATCCTCGAAACCAAAACCAGTTTTAGTTTGTTGTGTTGAAAGTCCTTCGTCTATACGTTTTTGACAATAGTCTAAGTATCCTAAACCTATCATTTAAATTTACACTCACCCATTATTTCAGTTAGGCAAGCGACCATATTCAATTCAGGATCTGCCACAAAGGCATTCTTGTATTGATACTCTGCTAATAAAATACACATAGCAGGTATTGTCTCAGGTTTTAAAACTTCATAAAAGTTTTGATAGAGTTCTTTATACAAACCAGTAGCGTCTTTATCAACATTATCTACTACCCATTTTCTCATATCACCAAAGTGTTTATTCTTCAATGCTTTATTGAGACCTTGGATATTCATTTCTGTAATAGAAACTAATATGCCTGTATCTATCTTACCACTTACACTATAACGTTGTAACTCATTGATTGTTCTTCTAAAGTCAGGATAGAATTTAATAATTAATTCTGCCAAGACCTTAGGATCAAAGTCAATGTTTTCTTGTTCTAGTATTGTGGATAATCTTTTGTGAAATAAACCTGCTAATTTTTCTTTATCTTTTTTCTGAATAGAAAAATTAATTACAGTACATCTGCTGTGAATAGCAGGTATGATTTTGTTTTTGTAATTACATGTAAATATAAATCTACAATTATTACTAAACGTTTCTATAAAGTTTCTTAATGCAGGTTGAACGGACTCAGCGTTCATATAATCTGCTTCGTCAACAATTACTACTTTAGGTTTATTTGTTTCTGATAATGAAACTGTACTAGCAAAGTTCTTAATCTGATTTCTTACAATGTCAATGGAACGACCTTCGTCTGAACCATTAATCATCATTACATCACATTCAAGTTCATTACATAATGCTTTCGCAATAGTAGTTTTACCTGTGCCAGCAGTACCTGATAATAATAAATTAGGTATTTCACCTTGTTTAACTATTTGTTTAAATGTATTCTTAATATCAGTTGGTAAGATACATTCGTCAATCTTGGTAGGTCTATATTGCTCTACCCATAAAAAGTTTTCCATAATATAACCTCATCTAATTATCCAGTAAATTTACTTGTATTCTCTAACGCAACCCAATATTCAATTGGTTTAGATTTATGTTTAAAATTACTAATTAATTTTGATGAGATAGAAACATTATAGTCACCAGGTAACATTTTTAAATGTTCAGTTTTAAAATGAAACTCAAACTTAGAGTTTGTTTCGCCAACTTTAATACTAAAGTTATTAGCAGTATCATTCTTCTTATCAATTGCTGATAACATGATATCACTACCTTTACTTGATATAGAAATATCAGGCAGTTGTAACATAGCAGCCGCTTTCTTAACTTTAGTTAAATCTGTTTCAGTAAGTGTAAACGATACCTCTGCTTCAGGCATTTTTACATCTTTTTGTGGAACAGTTAAGATAGACGGATCAGCAAAATAGTATTTTGATTTTGTTGATGTACCTTCTTCACTAATAGATAACGACTTGTCATCAAAAGCAAATGTTGGTTTTGTAAATAAAGACATCACACCTAAAAACTCATTCAAGTCATAGATAGCGATATCTTGTGGAAAATCTTCACTAACATTAGCAGTAGCAAGGATATTCTTCATTGTAGAGATAGTCTTTAATTGTTTACCAGGAGTAATCACTAAGTTAGGATTAATCTCAGAAAAGTTTTTAAGTATCTCTTTTGTACTTTCACTTAATTGCATTATATAATCTCCTTAATTATTATTATATTTTTCAGACATTACAGACCTTAATTCAGGTTCTTTGTAATGGTCTTGGGACAATTGTATTATAGCATAATGAATAACTTTCATAAGGTCTTTCTTATTCTTGCCTTCTTTTTTGCCATAACGTTGGGCATATTTCAATATATTACCCATACAGAAACCATCGCCGTGTCCTTGGTCGATTATGATTTCAGTTGATTGACGTTGTGATTGTGCATAATGACCACCATATGTGCCATCAATATAATCTTTAACATCTTTCAAAATCTTATCTTCTTTAAATTTATACATACATATATCCTATCACAAAACCACTCTTTTGTCAAGCTCGAAATTAAAACTAATTGATATTCTAGGTTCTTTTTTATTTAAGTTAGGTTCTACACAATGAGTTAACCAAGATGGAAAAAGATATAAAGTATCTGCTTTACTTGGCATTTGCCATATAGCAGAGTTGTATTCGTTTTTGGCATAGTTATCTTTCCATTCTATTTTCAAATACGGAGAAGGGTGCTCAAACTGAATATCGCCACAGTTTTCTGGCGTGGCAACATAGTAAACGCCACTTAATAAACATTGTCCGTGTATATGTGGTCTGTTATAATCTTTATAACCATTAATATTAATCCATACATTATCAAGTATAGATTTACCTAGTTGTAGTTCTTTTGAAAATTTGTTGGCGTGTTCGTTTAGTGAAATGAATAAGTCATTTAAATCAGGATACTCACCAGTAAGGTTGTCTGATTGATAACCACCTACGTTTGATAACGTTCTACTGTCATTGTCTATTTGATGAAGTAAACAATATTGTTTCATCTTCTCAACATCTAAACCTAGTTGAGTTTCATAAACTGGTATTCTAAAAATTTCATTAATCTTCATAATATATTATATAGGGTGGATATTTCACCACCCTATCTATCAATTAAAGTAAATGTTTATGTGTGTATTCCATTTACTTGATTTCAATTGTTCTTGCTTGTTTTTCTTTAGGAACAATTCTCTCTAAAGATACTTTAAGCAAACCATCTTTAAGTTCAGCACCTTTGACTTCAACGTCATCTGCTACTGTAAACGACTTAGTAAAAAATCTTTTACTGATACCTTTATGTTCGTATTCAGTATCTTTATCTTTGTCGTCATTGTAAGGTTTAGATTTAATTGTTAGTACACTTTCCTCAAGTGATACTATAATATCATCTTTACCGTATCCTGCTAATGCCATTTCAACATCATATTTGTTCTTATCAGTTTTTACGATATTGTAAAATGGAAAACTAGATACCTTAATAGTATCGAAATCGTGGTCAAACATTCTTTCAAAATTGTCGAACACGCTGTCGAAGCCTACTGTTACTGGTCTTAATTGATTAAAAATAGATAGTGCTTTGTTAGTCATTCTAACCTCCTTGTTTAAGCAAAGTTACTTTTAATATAACGACAACCCATAATGGCGTTGTCATTATTATTTATATAATCACTAATTTTAGGATTACAAGTGCTGGGTTTGGTGTTTTTTTTAAACCCAGCAAAATTTATTACATTTGACATATAGTCACCGTTACACCAATTGACTTGCATTTACGAGAGGCAAGTCTTACCCAGGATTTACGAACTACCTGGATAAACTATTTATGCGTATGCTTGTCCCTCAAGCGCCATTAAGCCAGCGGCTACAATCGCTTTTGAAGGTGTACCAATTCTGTAACTAGTACCGTTAGAAGATTTATTGATATATACACAATAACCTTCTTCTCTTAACTTATCAACAACCGCTCTTGGTCTCTTTAAGTTAAATTTATTTTGTGCGTCAGTCCATGACACACTAGCACCTCTTAACATAGCGTTTAAGAATTTAGTGCTGTTAGCTATTCTCGCTCTTCCCATAACAACTTTTCCTTTCTTGTTTTTGGTTTTTCCATTATCGCTAATGAAACTTGTTAAAATATTAAACATATTACTTTTCCCTTTCCCTTAGTCGTTTAGCTTTCAGGACTCGCTTTATGTTTTCTTTTTTTATTCTTTGTTTTTTAAGAGAAGGTTTCTCATAGTATTGTCTTTGTTTTAACTCTCTCATAACACCTTCTTTTAAAAGTTTTTTCTTTAGCTGTCTGATTGCTTTTTCAACATTGTTGTTTTTTACTATAACAGTTAATGACATAATATACTCCTGTTTGGAGCGGGTAACAGGTAACGCTCCTGTGTTTCCAGTTTGGTAAACTGGCGTAATACTTTTATACCATACCCGCCTAAAACACCGTGGGCATGTCTGCCCACGGATACGAGGTCTACATTATGGACAAATTTCGTATTATTCAGATACACTAGGTGTCTCCTCATTTACTACCTCATTGTCATTGGTATTTCCAGACAAGTCTTCTATATTGACACCTGCGTCAACTTTAGAATACAAGTCTAAGAAACTGTTTTTAGTATCGTCATCAAATCTGTTAACACAGACTTGGACAGCTTTTAACTTATTCTTAAAGATAGCAAAAGCATTAATGATATGTACTAGTCTTCTAGTAGCAATAATCTCATCAACACCGCCATCATAAAAAGTTTTTCTAATAACATCTGCCCATTTTACCAAGTTCTCAGTAAACTTAGGATCTTTTAAATCGTAAGCAGACATAACGTTATCTAAAATTTTCTGTTCAACTTTTACAGGAGGATACTCTTGTTCAAATGTAACAGGAAATCTTTCAAGGAATGCTTCATTGAGTATATTAGTACCAATAAATCTTCCGTCTTCACTACCTTTACCTTTAGTATTGGCAGTAGCAACAATATTGAAACCATCAGCAGGTTCAATAAACTTACCTATCTTTTTAAGGAACACACCGTTACCTTCAAGTATTGGTTGTAAACACATAATCTTATTAGAAGCAAGGTCAATCTCATCTAATAAAAGAAGAGCACCTCTTTTCATTGCGTCAACAACTGGACCGTCATGCCATACTGTAGCACCGTCAACTAATCTGAAACCACCAAGTAAATCGTCCTCGTCAGTTTCAACAGTAATGTTCACTCTAATTAATTCTCTTTTTAACTCAGCACACGCTTGAGTAACACCTAAAGTCTTACCGTTACCAGAAAGACCTGTAATAAATGTAGGATAGAATATTTTAGATTTTACAATATTCTTAATATCTTTGTAATTACCAAAAGATACGAAAGTTGCCTCTTTATTAGGGACTAAACTTTCAGTATTCTGAGCAGTCTCTTTTAGAGTAACTGTCTCAGCAACTTCTTTTTTAGGTAATTTTTGTTTGATGTTTTTACTAGGGTTAACTACACCGTTAGATGGTAACTTATATAATCCTCTACCCACTTTGTAGTCTCCTGAATTTACTAACCAACTGTTACCAGTTAAGTTAAATTTACTTTCAAGTTCTTGGACTTGCTTTCTAGTAATCTCATCAGATCCATATTCTTTCAAAGCAAGGTCAACAAACTTTTGTTGTTTTTCGTTTAACATAATGTAGTTCTCCTTTTTCATTAATTTATAAGTATATCCTATCACAAAAAGTGGAATAAGTCAAGCAAAAAGAACCGTTGGAAAACAAAGGTTTTTTAACTTTCTGCTGTGTCAGAATGTCGCACTTTGACATTATGCAACCCTTTCCACAAATTTATTCAGTAAAACTCTGGATATCTTTTTAGTTTTTAAAGTCTTACTAAATTCTGCTTTCATTTTAGCGGCAGTCATTTCAGGTTTGATATCTGCTTCGCCATCTTCAATCTTTAAATTTTTTCTTGGTATGATAAACAATTCATCATAACCAAAGTTAGTAATAGTACCAACTTTGTCCTTTCTCATTTGTTTTCTAATCTTATCAACTTCTTCGTAATTTCTTCTCTCAGGCATAAAGTTAGCAATGTCATAGTAATTAGCATTATTTCTACTAGTAATATAGAAACCAACAATGTTAGTACCAGTTTTATCTCTTAACATATCAAATAAAACTTTACTACTTCTACTAAAACCATAACTTTCATACTTGTAATTTTTTCTAGTTTGTTTATCTTTAACAACTAAATGACTATCACCTTTCGGCCAATCTACATCTAAACTACCGTCTTCTCTTGTAAATACAACATTACTTAACGAATGACCTGCACCGTCAGTTAAAAAGATAGTATTCATTTTTTGTATTTTATGTTTAGCAATAAATTCTTTTACTAAAGTAAATGAAGCAATGATGGCAGGATCCAGAGGAGTACCGCCAAGTCTAAAACAATTTGGCATTTGAATAGTTGTAATATAAGGTTCATTGTAATCTCTATATCTTCTATTACCATAATAGTCAGTATGATACTCACCAAATCTATATAAGTTTAACATATTCTCGTTATACTCAGGAGTTTTTTGGTCACTAGATAACCACTCAACTAAGTTTACATTCTCAACAAATAAGTCACCTTGTTTATGTACAAAAGGAGACCTGTCTAAACTTTTATTTGCTCTACTTGACCAACCGTATTCTTCATCTAAATCTTTATTGAAAAAAGCACCTCTCTTAATATCAGAAAAAGCAAATACTCTAAAAGGTATTTGAACTGCTTTACAAAACATTGCTAAGTTGATAGTTTGTTTAATAGTATCATCTATGTTTGTTGACATACTACCAGACCAATCTATAAACATCATCATACCGTGATTTTTAGCACCAGGTTCTACTTGTATCTTTTTAAAGATATCATCATTAAATTTATATGAGTGTATTTTATTCATATTGATAATACCAGTTTTACTTGTTAAAGTCTTTTTATAATTATCTGCCGCTTTCTTCATTTCAAATTCTTTTGCCATATAAGAGACAGTTTTTGATTGTGAGTTTTTCCATTGTTTAAATCTCAATGCACTAGCAGTTAAATCTGATTGTTTAAGATAACCAGTTGTTACTTGTTTAGAATAATATTGTTTGTATATCTCATTAACTCTTTTAGAAGATATTACAACGTTTTCATCTTTAACACTAGGTAAAGTACAATATAATCTATCTCTGGTACTCTCATCTAATTTTGATAAAGACTTAATTGCTTCTTCATACATTTGGTCAGATAGTGCTTCGTTCTTACTAGGGTCAATAGTCTCTGGTATATAATCTGGATTGTGACCGCCTAATATACCTTTCATACTATCTTGTTTTTGTTTTCTATCATTCTCAGGTTTTTCTTCATCACCTTCGCCACCTGATTTACTAGATGTATTGTCTTCTTCTTTATTGTCATCTTCATCACCAGAACCTGAAGTTGTTTGTTCTTCATCTGAAGGATCCTGACTATCATCACCGTCAGCAGGTACATTATCTTCCATACCATCTTCTAAATCTTGTTGGTCTTGTTTTGCTTGCATTGCTTGTTGATATAGAGGATCTTTTTCTTTATCGTAATTTTCTTCTTTAGAATAAGCAAAGATTTGTTTTGCTAACTCAATAACATCATCAAAGGTTTCTAAATGATTTGATTTTTCAATAAATTCTTTTTCTTTAGATGTAAAGTTGATTGTGTTTTCCATATGACCAGACTTAGCAAAGATATTAAGTCTATCAATAAATTTCATGTTGTTTGCTTTGTCGTTAATCTCACCAAAGAAGTTTCTAGCAACTAATTCTTTGTAACCGTTAAAATATGATTTTCTAAGACCAGG